AATACAAAGTCTTCAACTAAAGATGGTAATTGTTTTACAGTTCCATCAAATGCAAAGAAACCTCCACCAAATCCCATCCAAAATACAGCGCCTTGAGCAAATATCATTGCGTGTTGACCAATACATCCACAGTTTGTTCCAACTTGTCTTACAGAGAATGTAAATGGAGGACCAACAAATTGAATTGTATATGCTGCTTGATCAGTAAGAACGAATATATAATCTTTACCTTGTATAGCTCCTATAATCTCGTTGCCCGTATCTAGTCTAAAAGTTCCTGCAGTGTTTGTCACCGTTGGATTCCAAGTATTAATATCTTCTTGATTTGAGAACCTTATAAACATCGGATCTTGTGTAGATGGATCACCAATTGTAGTTTCTGTTCCCATTAAAAATAAATGTCTATCTCTATCTGATACGACAGAGCAAATTGATGCTGTAGGAGCACCAGATACAACAGTTGCTCTTACGCCTAATCTTCCTGGTGCAGAAGGATCCCAAGTATATGTTGGTCCATTCTTAACTGTTGCAACTAGAATCTGTCCATAGTTATCAAGTGACCAAGAACCTGGCGCAAGTGTAACACCTGCAGTATTTGATTCTTCTCCCCAATCAACCCAACTTGTTGCATTAGTTACAGTAACGCCTGTTAAATGAGAAGCTGCTGTAGATCCGTTTGCACCTCTAGTACAACCTAAAAATTGTGTTGCATTTTTACTTGTGTAAGTAATTAATTCTGTACCAATATCTATTCTTCCTGATGTTGGAAATGCTGAAGTAGAAACAACTGTAATAGTTGTGACTATATTATCAATACCACCATTTAATGTAGTAGTAACAGATGTTGGAATTGTTCCACCCCAGTATCCTGTTCCAAATCCAAATGCTGGAGTTTGAAATGTTGGTCCTATAAAAATATATGGAGTTGTAGTTAAAGTTCCACCTCCAGTAACACCAGTGCCTGTTTCGTTTGATGGCATTGTAACTGTGAAAGTTGAAGATGTTGGAACTGATTTAACTTCAAAAGTATTAGTTGTAAAATCTGCTGATGTATAACTTGTTGTAGGTAATCCTGGAGTTGTTACACTTGTGAAAATAATATAATCACCAACTTCTAATCCATGAGCTATTTTGTTAATAGTTACTGTTGCGGATCCTGTTGTTGAAGTATAAGTGCAAGAAGTTAATGGTGTTCCAAGTGGAGTAATATCAAAAAATTCCTGTTCATAGTAAATAACTAATAATTTAGAAGTACCTATTGCTGCATATTTTTTACCATCTAATGCAGTCCAAGTATGCTGGTCACGCGCTGGACCTGCCAATGTGCTAGCAACGAGTTGCTGGAATCCACCTATCTTTTGTGGTTCGCCATAACGAAATCTAATATTATCACCATCAATCCATTGCCCTTCGGCTCCGGTTGCAGTTTGTTGTTTATTAAATCCAGGCTTAAATTGTATCTTCTGTAAAGGCATAACGTGTTATTATACATGGTTTTATTAATTAAGGTAGTTAATTAATTAATTTAAAATTAGCAGCTAAGGATATTCTAATTCCTTTTGATTTAAAAGGAGAAACACAATGCCTTACTTTTGCTGGAAATATAAAAAAATCACCTACTTCAGGGTGATGATTCATGGCGGTATTATTTAAATCTCTGTCTTCTCCATATATAAATTCTAAAGATCCAGGACCATAATGTTTTCCAACATATTCTTTTCTTTCTTTAATTAATCCATTTGGAATTTCTAAAAATAATACGCTAGATAAATCACAATTAGTATGTACATGAGGTGGATTAAAATCTCCTGCTTTCATAAAATTAACCCATGCACCAACTATTTCAATCCCATTACATATTGGTTTATCATACCATTTTTCAGCTTGTTCTATATAAATAAGAACCATTTGCTTTATGTATTCAAAATATTTATTTTTATCTATATCGTATTGATCTTTTAAATGTCCTGCTAATTTATGATTAGCATTATTTTCTTTTTTACATAATTGTAAAATATTTTTAATATTTTCTTTGTCTATTTTTGTTTGAAACACAAAAGGTCCAAACTTTGAAAATTTAAAATGTAGTTTAGAATCCATTTAACTTTCTTAAATGATTTTGTAATTTAGCTAATTTTTCAGCGTATTGATTATTTATATTTACAACTGATTCTAATTGTATCTCAAGTTTTGTTATTCTGTCTTTTAAATCTGCATTAATTAGTACTTCAGATTTTTTAACAGCGATTTCCATTTCTACTTGTTCTTCTAATTGTTTTATTCTTTGTTGTTGTTGATATTCTGTCATTTTATTTCTCCTTTACATCTGATGGTAAACCTAAATGTGGTCTATTATCAAATTTATTATTTAAAGCAAGTTTTGATTTTGCATCGTTATAATGTAAAAACACTTGAGCACAATCTTCTCCTTTAAATTCATCTCTCCAATGTTCTAAATCACATCCTCTATACACTAACATATCTCCAGGATTTAAATCTACTTTAATCCCTTTTGAATCAGATGGGGTATATCCTTTTTCATCTAATATTCCTTTTTCTTTATTAGGTTCAATATAAATTGGCCAAGGATCTCCACCTAAATTTAATGTAGTAGATATTTCACAACTCATTCTATCTTTATGTTTTTTTAAAACATCACCTTTTTTATATATTCTAGCAAAAGAATAAGTAGGTATTAATTTTAATTTTGTTTGTTTTTCCATTATAGGCATTACTTTATATAATAAAGTTTCCATAGCATTGTCTGCATAATGAGAATAAGTTCCAGGAACTTGTGGATCAGTCCAAACTCCAAAATAAGTTACAAATGGAGAAACATAATGTCTATCAAATAATGTTTTAGCTACTTGTCTTCTTAATAAAAAATAATAATAAATAAAATCTGCAAGTTCTTTTGAAATTGCATTTCTTATAACTAAATAATTGTTCTTTCTAAAATTATTCATTTTAATATTAAAGTAGAATCTCCTTCTCCTATTTCACCTACAGGTATTACATTAAATGCTATAGAATGTCTAGATATATCACTATTATGTTTACCTATTTTATGTAATAATTTACTTGGAAATAATAACAACATATTTTTTTTAATATTTATTTTAAAATTATAACTATTATAGTTATTCCATTCTGTTGGTTTTAAATAAAAACCACTATTATCAAAATTTAAAAATTCTATAGGTGCAAATCCTAAACCTTCATTAATATAAAAAACACCACTTATAAAACAATTTTTATGACTATGTAATTCATGCCCACCAGTATCTATTTTAGTTGTTTCTGTAATCCAAGAAGTTGTTAATTTAAAATTATTAGAATATTTTAATATATCATTTTTATAATAATTTATTTTATTTAATATTTTTTTACTTAAAAAATTTAATTTTTCATCATGTAATATATAATTTTTAGAAATATTTATTTTTTCTTTATTATTCTTGATATAATTATTTAATATTTTTTCTTCTTTTATATTTAAATCAACTATTGTTTCATAGACAGGCGTTGAAAATAAAGAATAAATTTTATTGTTCATATTTAAAATATTTCATTTCCAATACAAACATTATCCATTTTTGAATTTTTTAATGTTTTTTTAGCTAGCTCTATCGTGCTAACTATAGGATCACCACCAACATTCAAAGAAGTGTTTAATAATATTGGTATACCTGTCCTTTTTTCAAAGGAATCCAATAATTGATAAAATAATTTATTTTGTTTTTTATTAACAGTTTGGTGTCTACAAGTTCCATCTACATGAGTAATGCTTGGTAAATCTTTAACTAAAACTTTAGATGTAAACATCATATAAGGTGAATAAGATATATCAAAATATTTATCTGCTTTATCTTCTTTAACACTTGCCCCAAAAGGTCTCCACCATTCTCTATGTTTTACTTTATCATTTAATATTTGTTTTCCATTTTTTATTCTAGGATCCATTAATATAGATCTATTTCCTAATGCTCTTGGTCCAAGTTCTCCATTTCCTTGGTACCATCCTACTATTTTTCCTTTTGCTAGTAGCTCTGCTACTTTATTAATTGTATCTATAGTTGGAATAGTTTTAGGAGATTCATCATCTTGGATATAAGGATAATTTTTTATTGTATTTGGAATCTTTTGCCTTAAATAAAAATGCCCAAATCTAACACAACCTATTGACAATCCACCATCATAAGCAGGAGGTTCTATATTTAATTTATATCCCATTTTTAAAAGTCTTCTATTCCATTCTACATTTAATGCACAACCACCAGAATAAATTGTTTCTAAATTTGGATCTATTGTTTTGAAATAATTTTTAATCATTTCCCAACAAACATCATCTATTGTTTTTAAAAAATTTAGCCATTCAGGATGATCTGGTTTTTTTCCTTCATAACAAGTTTTTATAAACCATTGTAAAAAATAAAAATAATCTGAAACAGGAGTATTTATTAATCTATTAAATAATGAATCTATTCTTTTTCCATATTGCATTAATCCCATTATTTTTCCTGAACTATTTCCATGTTTTCCTTTATGCAGTCTCATTACTGTATCTAACCAAATATAAATACCTCCAGGAGTAACATCTTTATTTCTTATAATTTCTTTTCCATTATATATTGTACTTTTATTTCTATTAGATCCTTCTCCATCAACAATTACAAATTGACTACTATTATTATAAGATAAATTAGACCAAGCATGTGCAAAATGATGATCTAATAAAATTTCTTTTGTATTTCTTTGTCTTTTCCAAAAAAGACAATCTTCATGTGGAAAAATAGGTATATTAAAATCTTCTCTAAAAGTACCTGCATCTGTACTTACATATAAATCAACTTTATCAGGATCTATTTTCCAATCGTAAAGTTTTTTATAAAACCAATATTCTGGAGCATTTTTATGCTTTACGTTAACATCTCTTTCATGTTTTGCATATTTTACGATTTCTCCATCAATAGCAACAGATATGCTACAATCGTGATTTGCTTTTCCTAATCCTACTATTATCATTTCTATATTGAAATATATCTTAAAATATGTTAAAAATCTAGTAGAAATATAAAAATGATATTAAAAAATATATACTGGTATTTTACAGCTGCTTTATCCCACAGATTTTGTGACGAAGTTTTAAAATATGGAAAATCTAAAACAGAAGAAGTTGCTCGAGTTGGTCAAAAAAATAAAATAACAAAAAAAGATTTAAAAAAACAAAGAAATTCTAATATTGTTTGGATGAATGATGATTGGATATATAAAGAAATACTTCCATATGTTGTTCAAGCAAATAAAAGTGCAGGATGGAATTTTCAAACAGATTATAGTGAATCTTGTCAATTTACAAAATATGGTACCAAACAATTTTATGATTGGCATGAAGATGCTTGGGCAGAACCTTATAATTCACCAGATATAAATTTTAATGGTAAAATAAGAAAATTATCAGTTACTGTTTCCTTAAGCGATCCAAAAGAATATGTGGGTGGAAGATTAGAATTTGCTCATCCAATGGGAGGTCCACC